AACAACAAAAGCACCCGCGGATCCAGTGTTTACACCTAACGCTGTGACAACGCCCGTTCCTGTTGTTACAGTACTTGGCGCAGCACCCGCTCCGCCACCAACCATCAGCGCATTTGCTGTTAATGCACTAGAGCTTGCCCAAGTTGTGCCGCTTGAAAAATAGGGGATACCGCCTGACGTACCAGCAACTGTTAACGCTAAAGTTCCCGATGTTGTAATTGGGGAGCCTGCTACACTAACAATCCCACCTGTAAAGGTCTGCGCTACTGAAGTAACCGTACCCGATCCGCCGCCACCTGAGTATTGGGGAATGTTTAAGGTATTACCAATTAAAGTTGCTGCGCCCGATGTTCCTGTGGTGGTAAGCGTAATAGGCGCCTGATAGTCCGTCCCTGCCGTCGCAGCCGAAAGCACTCCAGTAGTTGCTTTCAGTAAACCCGTCGTAGTCGCCGCCTTAACTAGTTCACCTGATGCGCCATCAAAAAGAGTAATCTGCCCGTCCGTCGCAGATACAGGGCCAACAACATCACCACTACCACCGCCAGCAAGCGCACGAATCTGGATATTCACACCGCTCGCAGGCGCTGTGTTGAAGACAACATTGGTTGTTGAAACGGTGTAATCAGTAGTTGGAGTCTGAGCAACACCATTCTCAAGAACTAGGACATTGTTTACGTTTATCCAAGAAAGGCTTGTGTTAAACGTCGTCGTCGTTCCATCGCCCGTAAACGTAAATGTTGCATACGGCGTGCTTGCGCTACCGCCGCCACCAGTTGTCCAAGTTAAATTACCAGTGCCGTCCGTTGATAAGAACTGACCCGATGTGCCGTAATTACCAGGGAATGTATACGTTTGTGTTGATGTTGATGCCGTATTGCTTGGCTGAAAACGCAGTGTTTTGCTTCCAGACCCGGCATCGTTTGACTGTAACTCTAAGTAGCCACTAGTACCAGAACCTGTGTTTGGGGCTACCTGTACATAACCCACAAAAGCAGCCTGCCCCGTATCCGTAATCGTCGCGGATGAGTTCTGTATAACCTTGCCAGTTGTGCTATCAAACCTAGCAATAGCATTGTCTGTTGAACTTGCCGGCCCGGTAACGTCACCGCCAGCCGCAAGTGTTGCGTACTCTAATCCCGTGGCAGAACTATTAACACGTATATATTGATTTGCCGTTCCAAGTGCTGTTAATCCCGTACCACCGTTGCTATAACTGAGCGTACCCGTAACCCCTGTTGATAGCGGCAGACCCGTACCATTTGCTAGCCCTATCGACGAAGGTGTTCCTGCGTTACCGTTATAGGTGACAACACTACCGGTCAATCCTGTCGTAATGCCCAACGCTGTTGCGACGCCAGAACCTAGACCTGATACACCTGTGCTTATTGGAAGGCCCGTTGCATTAGTCAGCGTTGCACTCGAAGGCGTGCCTAGTGCGCCGTTATACGTTACTACTGCACCAGCCGTTCCAATCGTTTGCCCAAGGGCGCTAGCAACGCCTGTTCCAAGACCTGAAAGATTGCTTGCAACATAGCCCGTTGTGTTTACAAGATTCCCTGAGCTTGGTGTACCTAAAGCTCCACCAGGGGCAACATAATCTGATCCAGCCGTGGCAGCACTTACCACACCAGAGGTGCCCTTAAGCAAGCCAGTCAGTGAAGATGTCGCTATGACCTTGCCGGTTGTATTGCTAAACACAGTCAACTGACCAGCGGTTGCCGATGCAGGACCTGTTACATCACCAGTCCCCGTGGCAGTTCCATACTCTAAGGCGGTTCCGCCAGCATTGACCTTAAGAACCTGGCCCGCTGTACCAACCGCCGTAAGCCCCGTTCCACCAGAACTAATAGGCAGCGCCGACCCCGACAACGATAGCGATAACGTTCCAGCCCCTGTAACTGGAGACCCGGATACGGTTAAGAATGCGGGTGCAGCAAGAGATACCGATGTAACGGTCCCTGAACCAGCAACAGTACCCCATTTAACGCCATAAGGTTGCGTTGAATCTGCAATCAATACTTGGGTATCAATACCAACAGGAAGGCGAACATTGTCCGTCCCTGTGTATACGATAAGGTCGCCCTTGTTAGTCGATGGCGCAAGCGCATCGAAAGCAGATGTCTTGTCGCTCTGACCCGTTCCGCCCGAAGTTATTGATAGCGTACCGCCAAGCGTGATCGTTCCTGATCCCGTAATTGGGCCGCCTGTAGCCGTAAGCCCCGTGGCACCGCCAGACACATCTACTGAAGTAACCGTGCCAGAACCTACCGACGCATACTCCAAGCCTGTGGCGCCCGTGTTTACACGTAGTACCTGACCGGCCGATCCAATAGAACTTAACCCTGTCCCGCCGTTTGCCGTAGGAAGCGTTCCGGTTACCCCTGTTGTAAGTGGCAGCCCTGTTGCATTCGTAAGAACAGCAGTAGAAGGAGTGCCTAAGTTAGGGGTTACTAACGTCGGGTTAGTTGCAAAAACAAGCGACCCCGTGCCGGTCTCATCAGATATAACGCCACGCAACTGATCTGATGTTGTCGATGCAAAGACAGATAAATTGTCTTGCCTGTAAGCAACCGTACCACCAGCTCCAAACGCAGCCGTTGATCCATCTGTACCACTAAACGTCAGCGTATTGCTTGCTGTTAGGGTTTTACCATCTGCAATCGTAAGTGTAGAACCGGTGGCGGGTGGCGTTACCGTTACTTTGTTGTACTTACCGGCCGTGATATCACCGGTCGTATCATCGATGGTCGCCGCCGAGTTCTGTATTAATTTACCGCTTGTGCCATCAAATCTTGCAATTGCGTTATCGGTTGCAGACGCAGGGCCGTTCATTCCAGCAAAAGCGTAATCCGATCCATTCCAGTAAACGACAGAAGCAGCACCAGCCGCAATCGTAACGCCCGTCGTTGCCGAGGCTTTGATGACAACACTTCCATTTGAAGCATTGTTAACTAAATATATTTTGCTAGTACCAGGGCCGATAACACTTCTTGTTGTGCCAGGCGTTCCCGTGACATTTAAGATGGCATATCGTGACTGATTGCTAGCCGAACCATCGCCATTTGTAAGCGTGATGTTTCCTGATGTGACATCAAGGGTTACTGAACCAGCAATAGCTAAATCAACAGGAGACGTCAGAGCGTCATTGATTGTGGTACCCCACGTACCATCTTCCGTCCCGTTTACGGGCTGGGCTAGCTTAAGTAGGGTTGTGTAATTAACGGTCATGTCGTTACCACCTGCGTCCAAGTTGTCGTAACACCGGGTGTGATACCGCCCCAGCTAGCTACCTGCGTCGTGGTAATTTGCGTCCACATATCAAGCAATCCTTAAAACCGCATTGGTTGCATCTGCCGCTGGAAATGTAATTACCAGATTTTGCCCAGACTTCGTAATGTTCACACCGAAGTTTAATACGGCAACCGATCGATTTCCATTGGTCGAGTTATATATCAGAGCACCATTTGTCGTCAAAGTCACGTTGGTGAATGTGGCGGTATCAAACGTCCAGTAAGCAGTAGTTCCTTGAAAGGTTGGCGTGATGTTTGTGAGTGCAATCCCGCCGGCCGTGTAATTGGTTCCACTGGATTCACCCGCTGCTGTGTAAGCAGTCGTCGAGGCACCAAGATCAGCGTTGGCTGTGTAGAGGGCCATCTTAAAGACATCGCCAGTACTCGCAGTGAAGTTATGCAAGCCCTGAGCCAGCTCTACTTTGAAGCTTGTTGTCAGGGTTTGAATGATTGCCATTACACCACCTTATCCCGAACCTGCCCAGAGCGGTATGCATCCTGGCGGTCAAGGCCGTCACCAAGACGCTTAGCAAGAGCAAGTGCTTCTTTGTATCTGCCCGTGATGTTTTGAATCATATCTGGCTCACCCTTGAGGAAAGTGTAAGCCTCTACCAGGCAGCCATACAAAAGCACTGAATCAAAGTTATCACTAAGCCACGTCGTATTGGCATCTGTATCTGTCGCCGCAATCGATGTTGGATAGTAGAAGTAATGCAGCTCTACACTGTATGCAGCATCAGGCGTAGGGCCAAGTAAAAACACCCACTCTTTCTCGTCGGTCGAATCAGGTCCAAAGATTGCATAGCAATATGGCTCACCCGTATTGCCAGAACCCGTGGGCGCTGGAAATGCCTCACGTATAAAGTTCACATCTTTGTTAAGCAGGTATTTGTAAGCGCCGCCTGCATCAATAACCGCCAGTGAATAGGGTGCAAGAAAATCCGTGGGCGCCTGAAGATACCGATTATTAATCGTGCAGGTTCCAACTACGTTTTTGCGTAGCGACGGAAACTGAATGGAATTAAAGATTCGTTGCTCTGCCTGCTTGGCAAACGTCTGAAGCGTTCCCGTCTCAAACGTCGTTTCGCAATAATCTTGTATCGCAGTCTTAAGCTGGCCCCAGTTCATGTTGGCTCCTTAAGCCATTGGACCCCGGCACATCGTACCTTTGGTCGCAGCCCCGGCACCACGCATCTTAATGCCAGAAGTCTTCACTTGGCTATTGGGGTTCATGGCTACACCATGGGTCGGTTGCCAATCTTTCACCATGTTATAGGGCATCTCTTTACCAGGGTTTGGTGATGCAACAACTTTTGCGCCCGCCATGGTATGCGGTTCAGCGTATACCGATGCAGGACCGACTTCTTTGCCGCCCTGCTTCATTGAATACTTGGCCATAACTTACCCCTGATTACGTGCGCGTGCGAGATTGCGTCCCATCTTCTTCATCATTTCTGATGTAGGACCGCCCTTACGCATCTTGGTCAATGGCTTGCCAGGGTGCATTGCTTTTTCATGCTTATGCACCGCAGCGGCGGCTGTCTTTTTGTCTTGCTTGATATCATCTTTCATCACTTGCTCCTAGGAGGCTGATACACTGTTTAACAGGGCCTGCCCCACCAAGTGATTGGGGGTCATGCCATAATCAAAAGATCTTGCGCCACCAACTGGATTGAAGCCCCATTCTATAACCCGGCTTCCTTCAAGCGGAACACCCGTATATAAAGGGTCTGTCCCTATCGTATAGTTGGTCTGCATCCCGTTATAGCCTGACTGGTAATACGAGTTGGAATCGGGACGTGGATTCCTAACGGCCTGCGGATCCGAAACGGGAAACATACCAAGTTGCAATTGCGGCTGATCAGGTTCCCAGCATGTAGAGCATACCAGTATATTGACATTTTTTGTCTTAATTGTCAGCGGCTTTAATTGCTTGAGCTTATAGCGGAACCCGCAGCGGTCGCACTGCGCTATAGCCCACTTGCCTGATGCAAACTGATTAGGCATTTAGAAGTTCACGCCTAAGAATGACTGCCTTGGTACAAACCTGATCGGCGCTTTCTCACGATCTTCGCCCGCCGCCAAGTCCCATGACTCATCATACTGAGCCTTAAGCATGGCCATCCTCTCCAATCCGCCTTCAACTTTCATGGACAGCTTGTATGCAAGCCCTGATATAAGCGCCTCTTGGAATCGATAGGGAATGTCCTCCACGTTCACACCGTTCCCTGCGTCCTGCATCCTACGCATCCGCCAGTAAACCAGTGTGTAATAAGGCGTAGAGATAGAACCCTGATCCGGCGCCGGCCATACTGTGACGTTAGGAAACTTGGTATTGCTTACCGTTGCGCCTGAAGA